TGATGAAATTCCTCGATTGGTTTCTCGTCATATCAAGCCCGTTTATTGCAGCATCGTTTGCATATGACATCTATGCGGGCACGCCAGCAAACTGGTCTGTGTGGTATTTCGCGTTTCTCGGAATCGCCTACACGTTCATTGGAAGCCTCAAGGACTTGCTTCTGAATAACTACTAACTGCACGCCAGTGCAGTAGTTACAGCACGATCGGCCCTTTAGCCGAGTGCTACGCGGCACAGCCGCAACCCGGACCACGGGAATCATATGGCACAACTTGGACGACAAGTAAGAGCAGCGGAAGAAGACAACCAAAGCGATTTTGAGAATCTACCGGAGGGGATCTACGCGCTGGAGATCATCCAGTCAGAAATCAAAGAGACCTCAACTGACAAGGGTAAGGGAAAAATGCTCGCCCTTCGCTACAGCGTCATTGAGCCGGAGCAGTACAAAGGCCGGTTGATCTTCGGCAATATTATGCTGGAACATGACGTGGCAAGAACTCAAGAGATTGGACAGGAACAGCTTGAGCACCTTATCGCCGCTTGTGACGTCGAAGGTGATGTGGACGACAGCGAGATTCTACATTTTCACGGGTTCGTTGCGAAGGTTGGTCTCTCAAAACCGAAACTAGCCCCCGATGGGAAGACCGTGCTGTACGCGGCGCGCAACGACGTGAAGAAGTTCTATCACGCGAACGATCCGAACATGCCGGAGCTTGGCGTTGCGAAGCCTACTGCACCAGCCAAACCCGCCAACGACAACACTCCTGCCAAGGGTGACGCGCGCACGACTGGCAACGGTGGTGCGGCGGCTACCAAGAGCCGGCCGTGGGGCAAGAAGGCGGCGTAGGCTGGTGATGAGCTATTACTTGTGCGCGTGGCGCACCAGTAGTTACACCGACAACCGCACCAATTAGAACCGGAAGGAAAATACCTAAATGAGCTATTCGTTTACAGTCACGGCGGACACCAAGACGGATGCCACCCGACAGATAAGAGAGCAGTTTGACTCCGTAGTAATTGGACAGCCGAGTCACGCTGCTGATAAGGAGGCTGTAGTCGTCGCCGCGCAAACGCTCGTCAGGCTACTGGCCGAGCCTGACTCTGGCGACGAAATTTGCGTTAGCATGATCGGCTCGCTTGGCTGGAAGCACGACGCCCCCGAGGAATTTCTTCACGCGAACGTCACCATCAATACTTCGCTGCGCAACAAGAGTTAATAAATGAAGTAGCCCGTTGACGTCGCCTACCATGTCAACGGGCTGCAACCGGGCGGGAGCGACAATGAACATCTACCACGTATTTATCGAGCCGCATGACGAGGATCCATTCATGATTGCGCTCGGCCTGTACAGCGTCAGCCAGGTTCGACTCGTCGGCGAGTCGTTTCCGGCGATTGCGAAGATTGAAACGTGGGACGGCGAGGCCGTTTACACGAAAAGGACGGTGCATTGATGCAAACATACGAAGCAGAAAAGAACCTGGTGCGCGCCAAGTCGTACCCATACGAGCAGGCGTTCGTTGCTGGCGGCGCGATTACCAGCGTCTTCACGGCACAGCCGGTGAATGACGCGGACATTTACTTCAAGAGCCGCGCCGCGTTTGAGAAGGCTGTTTTCCAGTCATACGAGGAAGGTTTCTGGTGCGTTGACGCCAGTAAGCGGGCGGTGACGTTCTCGGACAATCAGACGTACATCTATCAGTTGATGCATTTCGACTTCTTCCCGACCGCTGAGGATATCTTCAAGGCGTTCGATTACACCATCAACATGGCGGCTTACGATATCGACACTAAGGAATTCATCTTCCACGACGACTTCCTGAAGCATTGTTCGCAGCGGTTTCTGCGCTTCAACAAGGGCACGCGATATCCGTTGGCGTCCGCAACTCGCGTGCTGAAATATCAGCAGCGCGGCTACACCATCGGCAAAGGCGACATTCTCAAGATTGCCTTGGCCTGTCGCGGCGTTCGGCTGGAGTCCTGGGACGACCTCAAGGACCAGATTGGCGGTGCTTACGGCAACAAGGTTGTGCTTGAAAACGATGGCGCTCCTTTCAGCCTTGATGCAGCCATTGATGCGCTGACGGTTGATGAGGACGGCGCGGAGTTGTGGTGCCAGCCTGCTAACGACAACCAGCCCGGCAACGCAGACGACTTGCTGAAGAAGATCGCGGAATTGAACGGCGCCGAGTACGTCGAAGGGGCGCGAGATAATGACGGTTGGCCAGTGCGGGAGGCTGCGTGATGCAAGCTGCAACCCTCGACCTAAACCCCCGCGCCGTAATCGGCAACAACCGGCCGCCTGACGCCATCATATTCGAAGAGATTCAAACCCTCTTCGATGAGGCGAAGAACTGGGCGGACGGTGAGCCCATCACCACAGAACAGCAGCACGATGCCGTCACCAAGCTTTACACCGCCCTGCACGACGCCGGCAAGCGAGCTGACGAACTGCGCAAGGACGAAAAGAAGCCACTGGATGACGAAATCACGGCAATTCAAGGTCGGTATAATCCGTACATCCAACCCAAGAAAGGCAAGGTTGACCTTGGCAAGGATGCGCTCGGTAAGATGCTTGCCGCGTGGCGTGCGGCTGTAGCCAAGAAGAGAGAAGAGGAAGCGCGCCTCGCCCGCGAGGAAGCAGACCGCAAGATTGCGGAAGCGCAGGCTGCCATCCGCGCCAGTAGCGGCAATCTTGCTGAACGTGAAGTTGCCGAGCAACTCTTAACCGAGGCTAAGCAGTCCGACCGCTTCGCGAAGCGCCAGGACAAGGCTGCGACGACCGGAACTGGCCTTCGCTCTGTGTGGGTTGCCACGCTGCAGGACGCGGACGCTGCACTTGATTGGGCATATGGCCGTGATCCGGTTCGGTTCACGGAGTTGGTGCAGCAGATGGCTAACGAGGCCGTGCGGACCGGGATGCGTATCGTTCCGGGGTTTGTGGTTTCGGACGAGAAGAGGGCGGCGTGATGGCTGAAGGGCTGCAACGAGCATGCGCCGCGACAAAGAAAACGTGCCTTGTGGACGGCGACATCAAATTTCTTTGCCACCTACTCTCGTGGCAGGGCATCGCCACACCACAGGATCTTGGTCCGCAAACATCTCAGGACGAAAACAGGGCGCGTCAGAAATGTAAACGGCTCGGCCTCGTAACGTATGAGGGCGGATATTGGCGGCTTACACCGCAAGGCCGACTGGTTATCGCAACTTCTTAGGAGCGTCAAATGAACATCACAATTCAACGCGCCGATTTGGCGCGAACGCTGGCGGCTGTCTGCAAAGTCACCGAGAGCAAAAACACCATACCCATCCTCGCCAATGTGCTGCTTCAGGCCAGCGACGACCGCCTTACGGTTATCGGAACCGACTTGGATATCCAGTACACCGCCATGGTGGCCTGCGAAGGCGAGCTAAGCACCACGGTTGACGCCAAGCGGCTGTCTGACATCGCGCGTCGGTTGTCGGGTGATACCGTATCGCTGGCCTTGGATGGTGACAAGTTGACGGTTAAGTCCGGCCGGTCTCGCTTTACCTTGCCAACCTTGCCGGTTGAGGACTTCCCGCGTCTCGATAGTGGCGTGTTCGACGTGGAGTTTAAGGCTGACCTTGCGGCCTTGTTCGCGCCAGTGGCTTTCGCAATCAGCACGGAAGAAACCCGCTACTATCTAAACGGCATCTATCTGCACAATCCCGGCAGTGGTTTGCGTGCTGTTGCGACTGACGGGCATAAACTGTCCTACAGCAACGCCGAGACGGTAGGCAATCTTCCCGGCGTTATCGTGCCGCGCAAGACCGTTGGTCTTATCCCGAAGGGTGAGATCGACGTTTCGATTAGTAAGAACAAGATCCGCTTCGCGACAGCGGACACGGTTATCGTAAGCAAGCTGATCGACGGCAGTTTTCCTGACTACACGCGCGTTATTCCGAAGAACAACGACAAGATCATGCAAGCGGATCGCACGGCCCTTTCCAAGGCCGTGGAGCGGGTATCCACGATCAACAGCGATCGCGGCCGCGCGGTCAAACTGACCTTAGCGCCGGGCAGCCTCACGCTATCGGTAAGTAATCCCGAATCCGGTAGCGCCACCGAAGAACTGGAAGTCGATTACGAAGGCGAGCCTTGGGAGATCGGGTTCAATTCGCAATACCTCGTAGAAGTTCTTGGTGTGTTGGCTGGTGAGACAGTCACCATGAAGCTGTCCGATCCAGGTTCGCCAACCTTGTTCACCGGGACGGCCGACGTTGTTGCGGTGTGCATGCCGATGCGGGTGTGAGCGATGGCGTGGCCGCCGAAAGACGGGACGCCATACATGCCAAGCAACGGCACGGAAGGCGAAATATTCCAAGAAGGATGGTGCGTGCATTGCGCGAGGGATGCTGACATTCGCGGGGACGTAGAGAGCGGCGATGGGTGTCCGCTCTTAGGCAATTCGTTCGCTGGCGTGCAGCCGGTGGAGTGGCTTTGGCGAAAGGGTAAACCGTGCTGCACGGCTTACACCGAAGACCCGAATTGTCCGGTGCGCTGTCCCGATACGTTGGAGATGTTTTCATGAGCGAAACACCCAGCGCCCGGCGCCGCAAGGGACGCAACGCATACTATCGCCACGGCGATGCAAACGCGATGAATCCATATCGCGACCCTTACCACATGATCGACTGGCGAGAGGGGTGGGACCGCGAGCAGCGGAGGGATGAGGCGAGGGCGGCTGATGAACGCGAGATCCAGCAACGCCGCAGAGAGCCTATCGTATGGGCAATCGACGCGGCCAAGACTGATGACGACGTGAAGGAAATCCTACGGCGCATTGCCGAGCATGTAGGGATGGAATGATGACCACCAAACGCGACCTAACCCGCCTTGAACTACTCGACGAAATTGAGCGCATTGACGATCAATATCTTGAGGTCGCTAAGGCGTTGGGGTGTACATCGTTCTTTCATGGTGACGTGCTGGCGCGGGCGAAAGAGTTGGCAAGGGTGGAGAGGGTGGCATAATATGGGTGTTTCGAATGATGCATTCCTGGTTTACGGCATCGACCTTGGCGAAGACCTCCCGTCTTTCCTTGGTGAGGACCAAGAGTTCGAAGACTTTCTGATGGACGAGGGTGGGCAGCCCAAGTGGGGCGAGCCTGGCCACTCATTCGACAAGCAGCGCGCCTACCTCGCGTCGTGCCCAGCCGACCTGACACTTTACTGTAGCTATGACTACCCCATGCACATTCTTTCGGTGCGTGGAACCGATAGAAGAGCCAGTCGCGGGAACGTCGAGGAAGTCGAAAGTCTGGACGTGGATGCGGACAAGCGCACCGGATTCATCGACTGGTGCATTGCGCACGGGATCGAAAACCCGGAACCAAAGTGGCTGCTAAACAGCATGAACGGGTGAGTTGATGGCACCCCTTCCTGTCGTCGTATCACCAACCGTGCGCGCCATATACAAAGCCTACGAACAAAACAACAACCCCCGCGACGGGCGGTCTTTGCCCGTTGGTCAGCTTGCGGAGGAGTGCGAACGCTCCTTGTTCTACGGATTCCGCTGGGTATCACCGCACGAATCCATACCAGGCCGCACGCTGCGCATTTTCGAGACGGGAAACTTGGAGGAGGAGCGATGGATTGCCAACCTCCGCATGATCGGCTGCGAAGTTGTCGACCGCGACGAACACGGCCGGCAGATTATGGTGGAGGCGTGCAAGGGCCACGTCCGCGGTTATCTCGACACGGAAATCCTCGGTCTGCCGGAAGCGCCAAAGACGGTGCATGTAGGAGAGATAAAGAGCCACAATCTTAAGAGCTTCACTGAGTTGAAGAAGAAAAAAGTGCGCCTGTCTAAGCCGCTCCATTATATGCAAATCCAAACGTACATGTATTTGCGCGGGCGGGATCGCGGAATTTATTTGGCCGCCTGTAAGGATAACGACGAACTTTACGTCGAGCGGCTTGAGCTAGACCTTCCTTACGTGTTGCGCATGCTCGCGCGCGCGCAACGGATTATCGACGCGAACGAGCCGCCTGCCAAGTTGCACGAAGATCCTACGGCAAAGATGGCGTTTAGGTGCGGCTGGTGTAATCACCGCGCAATTTGCCATGAGGGCGCTAAGCCGCGGCGAAACTGCCGCACGTGCCTGTTTAGCGCGCCGGAGGATGGTGGTTCATGGTCGTGCGCTAAGTGGCACAAGCCGCTGAGTGTGGAGGAGCAGGGCGCGGGGTGTGGTTCGCACTTGCTGCTTCCAGGGTTGGTAGATGGCGAGCATGGGGATTGCGATGAGGAGGCGGGCACGGTGACTTACAGGATGCGCGACGGCAGCGTGTGGGTAGATGGTGCGGCTAACGATAATGAGCCGGATAAGAAGGAGAACGCGGCGTGAGCATGAAAACGGTTACGGCGATTGAATACGGGTCAGCAACTGGCGACTACCTGCCTCACTATCTTCGTAATGCTATCTCCGCGTTGAATGACGTTCTACTTTCGATCCCGGAGGAATATCGCGACAGTGCCGAAATTGATTTCGAGCCAGAGTATTCGCACGGTGAGGTGTTTCAGCTCATCACGATTTCCTATCAACGCCAGATGACAGCAGAAGAGCTTGCTGCCGATACGGAAGGAATGCGCGAGCATTGGCTGAAGCAGACGAACGATGCCAAGGATCGCATCGCGTTTTGTGAGCGCCAGCTTACCGCGCTCGCCAACCTTCCTGTCGCGCCCACACCTGCGGTGGCCGCATGACCCCCGCCCACGCCAACGACAACACCCCCCGGCCCGCATGGTTCGACCAACTCCTCCTCAAGTACGATCCGTTCATTCGCAAGAAATGCACGGGCGACGAAGACCTTTATCAGGATGTCCGCCTGCGCATGTTGGAACGTTGGCATCAGTTTCGAAAGGACGGCAGCTTTGTGGCGTGGGCTGGCTATATGGTGCGTGGCGCAAGAGGGGAGAGTGCGCGGCGTAGTGTCCGGCGTTCGGCGAAAGCACATCTGCAGCGCGTGGATACGTGTGTTCAGCCCAGCCAAGAGCACTACACCGATATCAACCTTGTGCTGGAAAGCCTTACGACGGTTGAGTCCGTGTCGCTGCGGTGCTCTGCGATGGGATATGAATATCACGAAATCGGCAAAATGCGCGGAGTGTCAAAGCAAGCTGCTGCTCAGGCCGCGAAGTTGGGGCGGGCGAGGTTGGCCGCGAATGATAATCGGCCAGCAGAAAAACAGAGACTCCGCGCATAGGGTAGGGGGACACTTCATGAAAGTCATTTTCGATCTCGACGGCACGATTGCGGATATCAGCCACCGCGTTCATTTCGTTCGCGGTGGCAATAAGGATTGGGACTCGTTCTTCGCTGGCTGCACTGGCGACGTTCCTAATTGGCCTGTGGTTCGCGCGCTGGAGGCTCACATCGCGGCCGGACACTCGGTTGAGATTTGGTCCGCTCGGTCGGATATCGCGCGCTATGAGACCGAGGCGTGGCTTGAAATCGCGGCGGGTATCCCCGCCGGCATTCTTACCCGCATGCGCTCTGCCGGCGACAATACGCCCGACGTGGTGCTGAAACGGTACTGGCTCAATCAACTGCATGAAAGCGAGCGGCCTGACATCGTTTATGACGATCGCCAGCGCGTCGTGGATATGTGGCGTGAGGAGGATATTGCGTGCTTCCAGGTTGCGGCTGATTGGGAGAAGGCTGCGGTCATCGCGCCGACTGTAGATCCACTGTTGACCTTGCTAGTTGGGCCTAGCTGCGCTGGAAAGTCCAGATATGCGCTGAGCTATAAAGAGGACCGGGTGCTGTCGAGCGACAGCTTGCGAGCCGATTATTGCGGAGACTTCCGCGACCAGAGCAGAAATGAGGACGTGTTCGCAGCCATGCGTCGCATCGCCAAGGCTCGTATGGATAGCGGCCTGCCGGTTGTTATCGATGCAACCAACCTCCGGCGGCGTGACAGGCTTTCGATTGTGAGCCTCGCGCCCATCGGATCTGGCGTTGAGTACGTGGTGATTGACCGCCCGCTGCACGACAAAATGCGTGACGCCGGTTGGCGTGCCGAGGTGAAGATTGGCAATAAGTCGTTGGTCGAGACGCATCACGAGCGTTTCCAGTCTTGCCTGAAGGACATCCTTAAGGGTGATGGCTTGCCGCAGGTTCGGGTGCGGGATGAGCGGCAAACCTACAGCACGATGACTGAGGCGGAATTAATTACCGGCCTTCAGGATATGGGACTTGCCGCATGACCTACACCCCAGCCCGCATCGAACATATCAACGACGTTCTGCCGCACGTTGAAGGCCGGCAAGAGTTCGGCGTTCACCACAAGGACGGCTATTCCGTTATTGATTATCACTACGTCTTGCCGGACTCGTTCGACAATCAATATCGGCTGGAATGCCGCGGGCTGAAATTCGGCAAGGATGGTTGCGTGTTGGCACGGCCATTCCAGAAGTTCTTCAACGTTGGCGAGAAGCCGGACGCAACGGGAGAAAACCTCGACCTGACACAGCCGCATGTCGTCATGGAGAAGATGGACGGTTCCATGATCCATCCGGCCATTGTCGACGGCCAAGTGTGCTTCATGACTCGCATGGGACGCACTGACGTCGCGCGCAAGGCTGAGCGGCATTTGACGCCGACACTGGCAGAGAAATGTCGCGTCAATCTTGAGGCTGGCTGGACTCCAATCTTTGAGTTTACGGCGCCAGACAATCGTATCGTTATTCAATATCCGGAGTCTCGTCTTACTCTTCTGGCGCTGCGCAGCACAATCCACGGCTATTACTCGTGGCAGGCAACAGCTGAGATTGCCGCGAAGGGTATGGGCATCGAGCCTGTCCCCATCCACACCGTACCAAGAGACGCACACGCTTTCCTTGACCACGTTCGCGCCATCAAAGGAATGGAAGGATTCGTTATCCGCTTTGCTGACGGGTTCATGGTCAAGGCAAAAGGCGAGGACTACGTTCTAAAGCACCGGGCTAAGGAGTCCATTCTGCAGGAGAAGAACGTCCTCGCGCTTATCGTGCGTGATGAACTGGACGACGTTTTTCCTCTATTGGACAACCAAGACCGCACCAACGTGGAGCGATACCGCGCCGACGTGTTGGCTGGGATTGCCGAGGCCGCTGACATTGTTTCGCGTGTCGTTGATGCCGGCAAAGAGGCCGACCAAAAGACGTTTGCAACGGTGCTACTTGCCGGCGTTATCCCGCAAGTGCGCTCACTAGCCTTCCAGGTTCGTGCTGGCACGCAGCCACGCGATGCAATCGTTACATCAATCATCAAGGGCTGCGGCTCTGCAACTGGCGTCGACCACGTTCGCCCGCTGTTCGACGCCGTGTTCCATGCGGCGAATGATAATAACAAGGTGGCAAACTGTGCTTGAATTACGCCCGTATCAGCGAGCCGCGCTCGACGCCTTGTACGACTATTGGGACAAGGATGGCGGCAATGGTGTGGTTGTGCTGCCGACCGGTGCCGGTAAGGCATACTGGATAGCTAAACTTATTGAAGAATTGCTTGCCGAATATCCAGACATGCGTATTGCCAACGTCACGCATTCCGCGAATCTGGTTGAGCAGAACTTTAAAGAGTTCATCGGTATCTCGCCATTTGCGCCGGCGGGTATTTACTCGGCCGGGCTTGGGCAACGGGACGCGCGCGCTCAAGTTCTGTTCTGCGGCGTCCAGTCGGTTTACAAGCGAACAGAGCAACTCGGCGCTATTGACCTTGTTATCGTTGACGAGGCGCAAGCCATCGGGCGTCGAAGTGACGCTCAATACGGTAAGTTCTTTGCTGGCGTAAAGGCGTTAAATCCAGATAGCCGCATCGTTGGCACGACGGCGACAGACTACCGCATGGATTCGGGCCGTCTAACTGAGGGCGATGATCGGCTGTTCGATGACGTTGTTTACGAGGCCAAGTTAACCGACCTTATCGACGCTGGTTACTTGACGCGCCTTGTAAGCCACAAGACCACGTCGAAGATTGATCTTAAGGGCGTCGGCACGCGGGGCGGTGAGTATATCCCCGGTCAGGTGTCAGACGCGGCAGAGCGCATCATTGTCGATGCCGTGGCCGAAGACATGGAAATGTCCGTAGGGCGGAAGGCGGGGCTATTCTTTAGCGTTAGCCAAGCGAACGCCGTCCTTATCCGCGATGAGGTGCGACGGCACGGCCGGACGTGCGAGGTGCTGACAAGCGATAACGCGCACCAAATGAAGTCTATATTTGAAGCGTATCGCGCCGGAGAGTTGTGGGCGATATCGTCCGTTAATATGGTTGGCACCGGCACGAACTTTCCGTTTGTGGACTTCATTAGCCTGATCTTTTCTACCAAGTCGGCAAGTAAGTTAGTGCAGTTTCTTGGCAGGGGTACGCGCAACTCACCGGGCAAGGAGGATTGTCTCGTCGCCGACCACGGCAAGAACCTTTCTTACCACGGCCCGATTGATCAAATCAGACCGCGGACTCCTGGCTCCGGCGAAGGTGAGCAGCCGACGAAATTGTGCCCGCAAGACAAGAAAGACGAGAAGGGCAATACAGGGTGCGGCGAGCTGGTGCCGATCTCGCGGATGGAATGTCATTGCTGCCACTACATCTTCCCACCATCGGAAGAGGTGAAGATCACAGCAAAGACCGACATCACGCCCGTCCTATCAACCGCAGCTCCGGTTTGGCATGCAGTCACAGGCCGGCACTTTAGAGAGCACCCGCCTAAGCCGGGGAAGCCGCCCTCGGTGAAGGTCACGTACATGCTCGGGCTGCACGCGCAGAATGAGTGGATCTGCTGTCAACACGAGGGCTATGCAAAAGCAAAGGCCGACCGTTGGTGGCGCACCCATGGTGGGGCGTTGCCATTTCCTAAGACGGTGGCGGATTTCCTAGATAGAGCGGACGAACTGCGCGTCACCGCGGAAATCCAATTGCGGCCTAACGGGAAATATCAAGACATCGTTGGGCATAAGGCGGGTGAGCAGTTGGCGAGCGATAGCGTGCCAACCGCAGACAGGACCGTTGCCGACAACGACAACTGGAAGCCGCTGAAGGCGGCGGGTGAGAGCTGGTCGGACGAAGTGCCGTTCTAGCTTAGGGGCAATAGCGATGAAACAAACCAGACGCGCCTCATTCACCGAGGCCGCACTAAACACGCTTGTCGGCTATTGCGTAGCAATAGCGGCGCAAGTCGTCATCTTTCCTTTGTTTGGGATTTACGCAAGCGCGGGCGAGCACCTAGCAATCGGCGCGCTGTTCACCGCAGTTTCTCTAGTGCGCTCCTATGCGCTGCGGCGGTTGTTTGAAACGTTGAGGGTTGAGGGGGTGTTGAGGTGAATTTACAGACTACTGAAACCGACTATGCGTCATTTCTGGCGCGCAAGACTGCTGTACAGGAAAGCGTCGGATTGTCTAACGTTGACAATCTCCCATCCGCACTCAAGCCATTCCAGCGTGACATTGTAACATGGGCGCTTAAGCGTGGCCGTAGCGCCGTATTTGCTGGCACTGGGTTAGGCAAGACGTTCCAGCAACTATCGTGGGCCGATGCAGTGCGCCGTGACGCCGGGCGCCCTGTGCTGGTTTTGGCACCACTCGCCGTAGCACAACAGACCGTGCAGGAAGCGCAGAAATTCAACATCGACGCCGTCACCTATGCGGCGCATCAGGACGACGCGCGATCGAGCATCGTCGTTACGAACTATGATCGTATTCATAATTTCGACCCGGACAAGTTCGAGGGCATTGTTCTTGACGAGTCCAGTATCATCAAGGCGCATGACAGCAAGACGCGCAAAACGCTAATCGACTTCACGCAAGATATTCCGTTCCGACTCCCCTGCACTGCCACTCCGGCGCCGAATGACTACGTTGAACTTGGTAATCACGCCGAATTTCTAGGCGTCTGCAGCGCAAAGGAGATGCTCGCAACATGGTTCGTCCACGACGGATCGATGAAGGCGACCAATACCAAAAACCACGACGCTCGAAAGAACGGAAAACCTGTCGCGGAATGGCGTCTGAAAGGCCATGCGGAGCAAGAGTTTTGGGCGTGGCTTTCGTCATGGTCGGTGATGCTGCGGCATCCGCGCGAATTAGGCTACGATGAACCCGGTTACGATCTACCGCCACTGCACAAGCAATTCATCACGGTTCACTCCGATCTGCCGATCGCGCATAGCCTTTCGGAACGGCTACGAGCGCGGCGGGACAGTACCGTCGAGCGTGTCCGCGCGGCTGCCGAGTTGGTCAATTCAATGCCGGATCGCCCATGGCTAGTGTGGTGCAATTCAAATACCGAATCGGAAATGCTCACGGCGGCAATTCGCGATGCAGTCGAAGTTCGCGGCAGTCATCCTGCCGAACTCAAAGCACAGCGGCTTATGGGTTTTGCCAACGGCACCGTGCGAGTACTTGTCAGCAAGCCGTCAATCGCTGGATGGGGTATGAATTTTCAACGTTGCTCGCACCAGGTTTTCGTCGGTTTGAATGACAGTTTCGAACAATTGTTCCAGGCAATTCGCCGTTGCTGGCGGTTCGGTCAGACACAGGACGTGTTTGCTTGGTTCATCGCATCCACGGCCGAAGGTGCCGTGGTCGATAACCTCGCCGAGAAAGAGGCCGCCGCGGAGTACATGGCGGATCAGATGTCCAAGCACACTCGCACACTGATGACGCGAACGTTGCGCGGCGATCGTGAAGTCACCCCACACACCACCAAGATGGAGATCCCGACATGGCTCATGTAATCAATCAGGTTTCCGGCAGCAACTTCACGATTTGGAATGGCGATTGCGTAGAGGTGACACGCAATCTGCCTGACGATTCCGTGCATTACACGATTTATTCTCCGCCGTTTATCTCATTGTATACGTTCAGCGACGATCCGCGCGACATGAGTAATTGCCGCGTCGATACGGACTTCTGGCAGCATTACAAGTTCTTGATTGCCGAGATTTACCGTATCACGAAACCAGGACGGCTGGTTTCCATCCACTGCATGAACCTCCCTACGTCAAAGTTGCGAGACGGGTTCATTGGTCTGCGCGATTTCCGTGGCGATATCATCAAGGCGCACCAGGAAGTAGGGTTCTATTACCATTCGGAAGTCGTTATCCGCAAAGACCCCGTCTCGGCGATGCAGCGCACAAAGGCTATCGGATTGCTGCACAAGCAGATCAAGAAAGACAGCACAATTTCCCGCATGGCAGTGCCTGATTACATTGTCACCATGCGCAAGCCTGGTGACAACATAGAGCCTGTGTCTGGCGAGTTTGACGCTTATTACGGTTCGGAAGCCGCGCCTGACGGTACACTGAATAGCCGTCGTTGGGATGGGACTGCAGAGAAGATGATACCTTGCACCGTTAAGCCCGGTTACGCTGGTTACAGCGTCGCGGTATGGCAGCGCTATGCCGAGCCGGTTTGGATGGACATTGCGCAGTCCGACGTACTGTCTCGTAAGGAAGCCCGCGAGGAACAGGACGAGGCGCACATTGCGCCGCTGCAACTAACGCCAATCCGTCGCTGTCTCGAACTGTGGAGCAACCCAGGCGACGTCGTGTTGTCTCCGTTTGCTGGTATCGGATCTGAATTGTACGTGGCTTTGCAGATGGGGCGACGGGCGATTGGTGCGGAACTAAAGCCGTCCTATTGGCGGCAAGCTGTGAAGAACTGCGAGACTGCATCGAGTGACCTGTTCGTCGCGACCGCAGCTAATGACAACAATAAATTGGTTGGTGGAGAGCCGGTCGGCGATCTGTTCAACGAACCTCAAGAGGCCACGGCGTGAGTGAGATAAACTGCGTCGGCACCTGCTTCATCTGCAAACGCCGCCACGACAACCTGGCATACGGTGAGCGCCACCAACCGCTTAAGTGGGTGTGCTGGGAATGTCTCGACGACACGCACAACGGTGTACGCAGCAAGTTACCAAGGATCTATCACATGTCACGCAAAGCATTAGACGAGTACGAACGCCGCGCGCTTGAGGACGGCGGTAATGCTGGTGGTGCCTACCTTGACGAAATCCAAAAAACTGACCTCGCCACGCTGACGGAAGAAGAGTGGTCGACGTTCTGGCGGCTGGGGTTTGTCGCGTATGCCGATAGCATGCGGGAGATTGTGAGCAGGGAGGTGCCCTATTAGCGCTCCGCTGTTGATACGAGTTGTGGCCGGGCATTTTGTTGCCGGGTTGATAACAACCGAGACGGTGCAGCGTGCAGCGCCAATATTGAAATACATGGTCGGCTGGCCGGAAGAACGCGCGGCGGCCTACATTGCCAGCAAGGGTTGGCTAGCAGAGATTGTTGAGGAAGATAATGACGCCGCTTGAACTAGCCAACTTCTACGTCTCGCAAGGCATCAAAGTATTCCCTTGCCGTAGCAAAGCAGAAGAAGCTATCGACCAGTATACGGGCGAGGTCACAACGCTTGGAGAGAAAACACCTCTCCTTTCGAATGGCTTTAAGGGGGCTACCCGGTTCTCGCACATTGTAAAGCGCTGGTGGAGTGATTGGCCGGACGCGGCAGTAGGCATTCCAACCGGAAAAGACTCTGGCTTCTTTGCGCTGGACATCGACAATAAGCCTGGTGGCGCCAACGGTTTCGAGTGGCTTGCGGAGATGGAGGCCGAACACGGTCCGCTGCCGGAGACTGCGCGTGTTATGTCGCCAAACGGCGGTATGCACATCTATTTCAAGTACGTAGATGGCACGCGCAACCGTGGTAATTTGGGCGCGGGCGCCGATATTCGGAGCGAAGGCGGATACGTGGTCAGTGCCGGCAGTGTCATGTCGGATGGCCGTTGTTACCGTTGGTCCGAGCCATGCGACACCATTCCGCCTATAGCAGACGCGCCCGCATGGCTGTTGGATTTGGTGGTGCGCAAGCCCACGCCAACCACCACCACCGCACCCTCGGGCCACGTCACCAACAGCGCATACGTCAACGCCGCAGTCGACCGTGAGTTGTCCG